GCACTAGCGAGGTGACTATCGTCATTCACCGCATAATGCATGAGTTCTCGCCAACTCCAGCGCCCATCTCGTGAGAGACGAACGCTAGGAGCGGTCAGGTACTCATCCCCGACGGAGTCGATTCCGGTATCAGCCTGACCTGGTAAGGGTCGGAAGAACTGGAACTGAGCCGGGAGCAGTTTAACAACCGCTTCCCGAACAGGTGCAAAGAACTGTGAAGTTCTAGCACTACGTCTCGTAAGGTTCAAGAACTTGAACACGTTCTCGACAGAGTCGAGGGCGTGGTCAAGGGTGTAGGGACGTACGTCCTCACCTGCGAACCAATCCGCACCACAAGACTCGCGGAAAGGGCCTTCTAAGAAGGTCTTATCCGTATTTACCTTGAATCCCCAGTGTGCTAAAAGCTTTAGCACACGATCAGCATATCGTTTGCGAACGATAATATCATCGCCGTAGACCATAAAGTCTACGCCAGGCCTTCCGGCCTGAGAGGCGATGCACGCTGAGGAGAACAAGAGAGTCTCAAGTGGGAAACAGAAGCCGTTACCCATACTACAAAACTTGTTGTAGACCGTAAAGGTCTTCTCGAGTTCGTAGTAAGGTGACCGAGTTCTCTCTAAAAGAGAGAACCAGTCACTAGGGAGCAGATAACGAACGAGCCCTATCGAAATTGAGTCAGAAGCTGACTTCAAGTCGATAGTGACGAATCCGTCATCGGAATCATCCGACGACCCCTTAAGGGCCATCTTTTGATTTAGCTCCTGGGAGGACAGATCGATACCGAACCGAAGTAGCTTCTCACGAAGCACCAGGTCGATACCTTTCTGAACAAACCCATTGAGTAACGGCTCGACAGCAATAGTCCTTTCGGTCTTAGCTGTCTTCGGCACGAAGCTTATCTTGTTATGTTGGACTACACGCATACGATGAGTGTACGCAGAAAATGCGTACACATAATCGAGGCAGGGATAAACGCTCGCACTCCCCCTGGGCAGGAACTGCTCAAGGTAGTGAAAGTTGTTTAAGATCCCACCGAATGCGTGATGGATGGCACCGGGCGTCACGGACCACCGCTCGCTGTGAAGTTTCGCGAGTATGTGGGTAGCATCACCGTGAACGCCAATGGAGGCACCCGCCCCAAAGTCGCATTTAGAGAATATCCGTTTGTAATTTGGCCGCGACCCCAAAAGGGTATGAAGCCAACTACGAGCGGACCGAGACTCCTCCAAGAAGCGATCGCGAGAGCGATGTACTTCGAGGAAGGCAAACTTACGGTTGACCAAACCTGTCCTCTTCTCAGAGGCTAGGAAAGTCTTCACGGCAGTGTCTCGAGGACCCAAATCCAGTATATCACTGGGGAACGGGTACTTCTTCACTAAAAGCGCAAACTGATTCGCTACGAAATGCTGCGTAGCGTCATCATACTTCTGTGATGACAACGAATCAGCCGACTTATATAAGGCTCCGAAGTCGCGACGACGCAAAGCGTCGGCTAGCGGCTTTAGGAACTCATACTGTCGGTGGTGGCGCAACAAAGAAGAGAGAATACTCAGATAAACTGAGAAAGACCTCTTCTTAAGGTCCCTCTGTAACAGACGGAACGCTTGCTTTTCCTTGGGATTCATAACGATTCTCCAGGGGCCGCTTCTCAAGATAATCAAGAGAGCGGAGGGTGACGACGAGCCCGCTAAAAGCGAGCGCTAAGGCAATAGCTGCCGCAAGCAGAAACTGCATTTCACCTCCCGGGGACCCCTAACGGGGTTCCTGGTTACTGGTTGATGAGTTGCTGCTTGAGCAGCGCCTTACCCTGCGTACTGGTAATCCAGGCCGCAAAGTCCGTCGCGAGAGCGTCCACGTCCGTGGCAGAGGCGCCCACCGGGACCTGAGCGTTCAGCTCCAGAATGCCATCGGCAGTCGGAGTCAGAGCGTTCGTGAGGGACAGGGTGCGCGTCAGCTTGGCCATAGTCCGACCGACGCCGCTGAACTCGACCGTAGGTTTCGGAGCAGTACGGGCCAGCGTAACGATGTCCTTAACGGACACCGTATTCGCGGGACCAACGTACTTGATCGTATCCGGACGGAACGAGTCGGCAGAGTAGGTCTTCGTGTTGACGGAAAGAGACAAGGTGTATCACCTATGAGAGAAGCGCAGCAATAAGCTGCAGGAACCACTCAATCAAGAGTGGGATGAGGACTTCACTTACGTCCATGGATTCCTCCAAAAACGTCAGTGAAGCGTTGAGCCAAAAGGCTCAGGCCGTCTGTTACCCTAGTCACGTTGTCGAGTCTGAAATCAGACTTAACAACGATACCTGGGGAGGACATCGGGCCTCTGACCTTGGAATGTAACGTCACACCGACCGACCCGGTTACCGGGTCGACAAGGTGGAAGTTACTCCCCTTATTGACAGTCTTTGTAGGGGTATAGACGGAAGTCGTAACCCTATCGACTGTCATACAGGAGCCCAAGGCCTTCCACCCATTCCCAGCCGGTACCAAAGCGTTGAGGTAATCCCCAACATTAAGGAACCAATCGACCACGAAAGAATAAGGCACAAGCTCCCAAGGGAGCGTAGCCAAGCTCTTCTCGCCGAAACCGACCTCCTTATAGAAGGTTGTATCGATTTCGTCCAGGGACATCGCTCGGACTGTAACTCTGTCTTCGACAGAGCAAGTCCAATCGACTTGCACGTTGGTTGGAATCAACGTGCTACCTGTGACAATCGAAGTCCCGTAAAGGGACTTAGACGAACGAGTAGAGCGCCTTTCGAGTCGGGAGCTGAAGTTACGGAGAGTCTTCAGGATATGCTCCATATCTGCAATGATAGGCTTTATGCCATATCTATACTGCAGCCATAGCGAAGACGCCGAAGTTAAGGCGTACCGCGCTATGCGCCCTCTCTGAGAAGCTCGGGCTGCCCTGT